GGCCAAATAAAACCCTGTCACCCTTTTTTAAGCCTAGCTTTTGATCGGGTCCAACTTCAATAATTACGCCCTGGTTTTTATCTTTATTTCCAGGAGTGATAATTAAACCCTCTTCTTTCTTGTCTCTTTTGATCGTAATTCTGTTTTTAATTGGTTTCATTTATTCTCCTCCAGATGCTTATTTTTCTCATACCAGAACTGATTAATTTCTAGGGTTTACGTTGTTTTTATCTTATTTTTCTTACCCCTAGAAAAGCTATTTACAACTCTCGATTCCTTCCCCTAGTTTTTTCTCAATCTCTAAAATTTTCAAATCTAAATAACTATATAGTCCACTTGGCTTCCATTGATTATTCAGGACTTTTATCTGTTTCAGTTCCTGAGAGATATAATTAAATGTCCCTATTAAAATATCATTTTCTTTTTACAACCTCTCTATTTCACTCATCCCATCCATCCACCGCTCCCGCCGTATTTGTTAAATTCTTCTTTATTATCCGATGGCTTCACTCTTCGAACTTCCTTTCCAGATACAATTAAATATCTAGTAGAGTCCATAAGGTGATCCATTTTTTTAACCACTTTCCCTTTCTCATCTCTTCGGTAAAGCCTTGCCTCGGCTCGCCAATTAGATAACGACTTAAAGACTTTGATTTTTCCGCAAGATAACCCCATCCAAACTTCATAAATGCCTGACTCGACCGCGTTTTGAGCTGGTGTTAAATCAAGCCCTACTGGATCATTGATGTACATATCTAAAAGCTTTCTACCGTCCACCTGGGAGCGTCCACGCGCCGCTGGGTCAATAACCCCTGGTATCCAGGAACCTCTTTCTTTTATAGATGTGCCGTGAATAATCGGCTCTGCTTCACCTTTATAATGTTCAGAATATAAATATGTTATTCCTGTCTCAGGGTCGAGTGCGCCCCATACCGCTGCCGTTTTATTCCACCCAACATCAAGCCCATAACTTCTAGGCCAATGATCGGGAATTTCAAAGTCATCAACAAGGTAATCATCCTCACTAACTGGGAAAATTGCACCAGATCCAAGCTGAGGTACGCCCTTTGCCCTTGCATCCCTTTGATAAGGGGGAATGGAGGCAAGTAGTTTTCTTTTTGTCTCTTCGGTTAAATGCGGAACATCGTCCCATGTTGCACTAATAACCGCTTTGGAACCTTGATGCTCTTCGCTTATTTCGCCGTTGGGTAGAAACTGTAAAACGACTTCACTCATTCCTAGCAAAGGCGTAAAGGTAGTCATCATAATACCGTTATTATCTTCTTTTCCTGTAGTATCCGTAGTTCTCAAAAGGCACTCAGTATAAACCTCAAGAGGGCATTCCTCATCTAACCAAATTACATCTTTCTTCGTTCCCTCAAAAGACTGCCTACCCTGGTCATAGGATTTTAAACCTATCTCACTTACCCCGCCGCTTTTATGCTTTACGTATATGGTATCAATAGCGTTTGGTATTCCACTCCTGGGCGTGGTGTTTTCAATTAACTCACCCTTTATAAGACCTGTACCAATTGCGTTTTTAGGTCCTAGTAATTTCTTTTGAATAACATCTCGGACCGTTTGCCCTGTTTTACCTACTGCCCATGCTTCAACAGGTTTATCAAATCTACGCCCAGGCCACCAAGTAGGATAATCGCCTGTTAAGTGACAAACTAATTCATAACCGCCCATGGTTTCGGTGTTATGAGTAACAATCCCATGCTCGATAACAAAAGTATGGGAATCATGCTCAACTTCAATACAGGTAGCGTAACCTTTTTCAGCTTCATTTATATTATGAATAACCCAGTCAGCAGTCTCTTTTAAAGGCCTCCATAATTCAGCTTTCCTTTTAAGTTTAAACGGACATACTTTCCCAGTTCTTAAACCGATTCTAAAGCTAGGTTGACCAGCTTTACCGTTGCAGTATGTCTGTCTATTCTCTCTGCGTGTCTTAAATCCTAATGAGGCAGCTAACCATTCAAAACCATCCGCCAGATCATCTGAAACAGTAGAAAACTCCATGGCCATTGACTGCTTTGAAATACTGCCATCGGTATCCATAAGCCCTCGAATCACCGCTAACCTATCTTCCTTAGATGAGTAAAGGTAATCACTAGGAATAAATTTTGTTTTTGAATTGGCTTGGAAAAGGTTTAATTTTCTAATGTCTTTAATTATTCCGTTGATTCCATAGTCATATTTTCCATATGCCACTACTTTATAATCTCTCTTAAACGCCGTAATCATTTCTAAATCATTAGTGGAAAATTTGGTTGTCCTACCTGTTAGGCCTCCGTCTCCCAGTAGGCACCCCATCAAATAAGGGTCGATTAATAATTTCCTTTTTTCTAATTGGAAAGCCTCTGTTTTCGGTATAACGGCCCTTGTTCTAGGGATTTTACCATAACTTAAAAGCTCACTAGTCTTTTTAACAGACCACTTCCCGAAAAATGGATTATCTTCTTTTTTCTTATGACTATAACGATATGGATACCTTGCGTTTGGTAGCTTAACCTTCCAAAGATGTTCGCCGCAAGCTGTGATATTGTGTACACCGTCCATTGATATATTAAAAAGAGGCATTATTCCCTGGTGATAAACACCTTTAACTTTAGTTATTTCCCCATTACCGCTAATTACCTTAGATCCAACCGTTAGATTTTCTATAAAATCCCATCCGTTCGGAGTCGCCACTTTGGTTCCATGTTTTAAAGCCTTACCTATACGATTTGCGGCTAGTGCAAGCCTCTCTTCAAACTCGGCACCTAGTTTAAAAAACTCTAAATGTTTCTGATAAAGCTCGCGCCGAAGTGGTCCTTCATCTGGAAAATATGTCTCAATCAAGCGGTGCTTAATTCGCCGCTCTTTTTCTTTGAGAGTCTTTAAATATTTTATTTTTTCTTCTCTATTCACTTTTCTTTTTTCTTAAAGCTTTCAATTTGCGCCTCAAGCTCTTCATCGCTGAGCTTCTCCAAGGTGCCGCTAAGTTGTAATTGATCTTTAAACATTTTTAAGTGCTTTCCTAAAAGTTCAACTGCTTTCAATGCGCCTTGCTCTTTAAACTGCCATTCACCTGTAGGCATCATGCATTTTGCGTCTGTATCAAACTCCATTACGCGCTCTTTTTGCATACAACGGTCTTTAATATCAATTAAGTCATGCAATACATCTTCGGCCGTGATTTTCACCTTCTCAGCACGCTCTTTCTTAAGTTTGTCCACTAGGTCTTTAACTTTAGACTTCGCGAGCATCTTACTACCTTCGGTGCTACAAGTTGAATAAGCCGCATCGGGATTAACTCGCATATAAGCTTTGGTCGCGTTTAGATCAACTATATATTCAAGAGCAAACATCTCTTCTTTTGTTAATTCAGTGGCCATTGATAAGCTCGCTTAAGTTTAGTTTCTTGATTTCGTTTTTAATGGCGTTTCTGATAAATTGCGGAACGTCTACTTTCGGGTCCTTTGCTATCAAATTAAGTAAGTCGTCAGTCTCAGGCGTTAACCGTATCATTCTGACTCTTGAAAATTTCCCTTTTTCTTTAACAGGTAGTTCCATTTTCCCCTCTCTTGAAATAATTTAATGCAGTCCTTTTTGTTTCAAAGTCCTCTTGCCAGATTCCAAACAAGAGATAAACCAATGGCACTTTGAAATATTCACTTACTTTAAGTAAGTCCCCTTTAATTTTTGGTGTGTTTTTATTCTTCCATGATACGAGAGTGCAATATTTAACCCCCGCCTCCCTTGATACTTTAGTCATGGAGACGGCGTCCCTTTTCATAAGGCCTGTAAATATCTCGCTTATTTTTACTTCCAAATTAAATCCTTTTCTTAGGAGTAATAAGGTCGCCAATACCCCAAAACTCCAAAGGTCCTGTAACGTCTTCGCGCTTAATCAATCCTCTTATTAAATAGGTAATTACGACAGTCTCCGCTAGGATTTGAGCATACCTAACAGGAAAGTTAAATATTGCCCTAGCGTGGTCGTGGTCGTGGTCAAAAACAGGCTCCACAATCGTGGTGCAATTATTTACGTCAGCTTGTCCAGCGATCATACCGCCGCCATTATGACTCTCTCTGATTTCAAAAACTCCGCTATCTCTTCTTTGTGGAATATCCAAGGCAACTTCTAAAACGTCGCTTAATTGGTCAGCGAAAATATTATCAAAGTTATCAATAGAACCTTTTGCTATAAGATTTTCGCTACCTATGCCGCCGCCGCTATTAAAATGTAAATTCATTCCGTAAGACTGCATTCCAGCGGTTATTTTCTTAATTGCATTTTTAACGGATCTAATCTGGTGCCCATAAGAACCAATAGGTCTAATGACTTTAAACGCTGGAATCTTAGGACAAATAGTATCAAGAAACAAAAGGAAATCATCAATTACTGGACCGTTAAACGTCCACTCACTTTCCTTTTTTCCAAACTTATAATTAGTACCCTGGGCGTATTCATTGTGACCTAACACCGCCATAAAAACAGGAATAAAACCAAAACCAGGTTGCTTTACAACCTCACCAGGCTTTGTAGTTTGACTTGGTATTGATTGTGCCTTGGTAGACTTAAAGAATGATTTAATTTTTCTATATAGCCATTTCATTTAACTACACCCGAGTTCATTTAGATCGCTTATTAATCCAGTAATTTTCTTGGTTGATATCTTTAAGAACGATCTTGGATTTAAGGAAACGCTGTATTTTTTACGCATATAAACTTCGCCTTTAATACCTTTCGCGGACAATTCTCTCAACACTCTATTTAAGGGACCGTTTATCAAATTAACCTTTCTTCTCCCCAAAACTCTTGAACCTCTTACTTCTATCTTTTTCATCACAATCCTCTCGCTTCCATAAGCTCATCATATAGAGCTATATATTTGGTTCTTATTTCCTGGTAGCTAACAAAAAGTTTCTTACTGTCGCCAAATTCTTCATAAGCATCGCTTGATATAAAAACACCATTCTCTGGACCTCTAAGTTTTATATATCTAATATACGCAACCCACGCTTTCGCCTTCAACATTTCCCTCGTTGTTTTTGCCATAGAATAATTCTCATCAATACCTTTCTCTATGAAAAGGCCTTTTCCGTAATCGGGTCGCGT